TGCGCTTAAATCTTGACTGGTTCCATTTATTGTAATAGATCTGCTCGTTGGTACTCCCCCAAGTCCGGCCAATGTGTAATTAGGTACATTTAACGTTGCACCCACTAATGTTGATGCACCACTTGAACCGGTTGTCGTAAGTGTTATTGCGCTTTGCTTATTATTGAAAGTAGTCCAGTCCGTACTGCTCAAATAACCATCTGCCAAACTGCTTGATTGTGTGATGCCAATGGTACCGGATCCGGTAATAGTTCCACCGGTTATTGGTCCCGATGTGCCAACGCTTGTTACCGTACCAACTGAATAAGTTCTGTTTGCGCTTAAATCTTGACTGGTTCCATTTATTGTTATGGTCCGTGTCGTTGGTACATAACCGGCCAATGATGGGATATCACTAAGCAATGCAATTGTACCACTATTATTCGGTATTGTTAATTGACTTGTCCCGGTTGGAAACAAAAACCAAAATGCGTCACCACTTGTTCCATTAACAAAATTGATTGAATTTGTACCGGATGACGCATAAAATCCGGCGTATCCTGATGGTATGCTTGATGATGTCGTTAATTTTGCCGTGATACTCAAATCGCCCTGAATGGTTGCGGTTGCTTTGAAAGATCCCGCTACGCCAAACGTTGTATCTGGAATATCCAACGCATTAGCATATTGATAATTTACACCTACTCTGCGGCTTATCTTATCAATTGTAATTACTTCTTTTGTGCCGCTTTCATCGTATATTGACCAACGGCGAAAACCCATTGCGCCGCCAGTATATCCAACTTTATATTCATTAACTCCGTTTGCGTGATACATCATGTACGCATTGGATCCACCTTTGAGGTGTAAAAGCGTATTATTGCCCGCAATATCTACTTTACTTTCAGGTGTTGTCGTTCCAACTCCCAATCTTTCATTGGCGGCATCCCAAAATAAATTGTTATTTCCGGCAATTGTATTTGTACCAGTCCAGTAAGCAACTTGTCCCGCTGCACCGGTTCCCACTACCGTACTTGATCCCGGTCCACCGATAAGATCCCAACCGGTACCATTATCGCGGTACAATTCAAAAGTGTCCGTACTAACGAACAAGCGGCCCCTTTGTCCAGCGGCGGGCCTATTAGCAAGCGTATTACTATTGATTGATGGACTGCCAAGCTGATTGATTATATTAAAATCTACAAACATTAAATATAACGCTTAAAGAGTATTGTTAAACTATTTGTACCGGCACCACTAAAATTAAAATAGTAAATTTTTACATTTACCTCATTTTCATTTCCAGTTATATTAAGCGATTGGTTTGGTGTTAATACCAACCCATCTACATTAACATTACTTGTTCCGGTGTTTACAAAAATTAAACTATTGCAATTCGTATCGGTTGAACTGCTTTGCGTAAAAATTTTTGTTTCCGTTATGTATTGTCTGCATTTCATCGACAATGGTTTATGTCTTTTTGATATTCATCCTTAAATGTAGTAAGATCCGGCGTAAACGTTGTTTGGTCAATTGCTTTCGCCATTAAGGACCTTGCATCGTTTCCGGCTTGACTGGTTTGCGATTGAAACATTGGTTTACCTTGTTTCTTTCTGCGCATCCAGTACCAGTAAAGCGCACCGGCAACCAATAAGTAAATAATTGTATTACGTTTCATTATTTATATTTTAACAAAGTACGTTATCATCACTAATACCACGCAAAAAAGCCGGTTTTTCAAGTGCTTTTACAACTTTCTTTGCCGTTTCTCTTTTTATACCCTTTGCTTGCGCCCGCCTAACGGCAAGTGCTTGCGATTTTTTTGCGGCCATTCTTTGCTTAGGCGTACTAAAAACATTTTTTACAATATCCGTTGCCTTGTCTAACAAAGTAGGTTTGGCCGCATAAAATTCTTCCTCTGTAATTTTTTCTAATGGTTCAGCCGTAACAAAAGTTCTTCCTCTTGTTTCACTTTCAGTACGCTTACGCATAAAATAATATACGGCCGCGGCGGCACCGACTAATAATAAAACTGGTAATGCTTTTTTCATTTTTTAATTTGTTTATATAAATAACCGGCACCCCATACAATTGCTACTCCTATTAACAATCTTTTGCCAAATCGTGTTAATTTTTCAATTGTACTTAAATTTTGTTCTTCTTCTTCTTCTACTGTTAAAATACCCGATGCACGCCGGCCCGCTTTACTTAATTTAAGATCCTTTACTTTAATTGCATAATACTTTCCATCCATACCCTTAAAAAGAAGATAATCATCTTTTCGTTCTGCATATTTTATTGATGGATAATTTGGGTTTGCATAAGCCGGACCTTTCAATAAATAACTCCACACTACAAATTTATATCCGGTCCTTAATGGCGGCTTAATTTCTTTTGCTTTGTACCCCTCATTATTAACATCAAATAACCGATAAAAAGGCGTTTCTTTTTCAAGGGTAATGGTTTTATCCATCAATTGACTAAAACTAATTAACTCCGACATATTATTATTTTCTTAACATTGATAATAAAAAGTCAATTTGCTTTTGATCCATATCGGCCAATTTTGCCAAGTCATCGGGAGTTACACCTTTGCTTAGTAACGTTTCCACAATCTTGTTTACGTCATCCGTTGTATGTGTACCGGCTAAATGCTGAATTTTTGGCTTATTAAACATACCGATCATTGATAAAACTGCGGTTGCAACGGGACTGGTCATAATTCCGTGTATTTGGTTTACGATTTTTTCCACTTTTTCTTGACCGGCAAGCATATTATCATCCTCCGGTTCCGCAAGATCATCTTCATCCTCTTTTAATTCTGCCAAGCGTTCAGCCCTTTGCGCCCTCAATTCATTAAGTATTTCGGTCAATGCTTGATTTTGTGCATACGGCTGCATACCATAAGCCCCCACTACCGGCATATTATCGGGCCGTGGATAAGGTGTAAATACTTTTGAATAAACTGGTACAAATTCTTTTTTTACCATATTACCCAAAAGCAAAACGTAATTTTCGCAATCATCACTTTGTTTACTGGCAAGTTCATCGGATAACTTTCTTAGTCCGGTATCTTTATCGGTACCGTAATAAATAGCATCACGATTTTTACTGCCGCTTACGGCAAAGCGATGGATTTCCCAAGCGGGTTCATCTTGCTCATTGTAATAATTCAATACTTCTTGCGAAGTACGGAATTGAGGTTTTGCAGCCATATCTTAAATATAGTAAACACCAAAATTTAATGAAATGTCGGTTGTATTAGCGGGTGCCGATGCCATTTGAACATAACTCTTATCCCAAGTTACCTTTGGTCCACCTTGAAATTCAAACAAAGCACGATTAAATGGTGTAGATGCACCAGTCGTTGCTTGAATGCGTACAAGTGAAATCAATGGAATGCGGTAAAGATCTTGCCGTTCGTTAGCATAAAGCACTAAAAAGCTTTTTTGCAATATAGATGCTGATGTATTTGTTACATTGTTTGGCGAAACGCTTAAAGTATCTGCACCATAAGTTTCCATTGCTAACAATGAAGTATAACGAAGTTTTGGCAAGTCCGGAAAATTAAACAAGGTACCTGAGTTACCAGTAACGGCTACACCGGGAATTGCAATTGAAACGAACTCAAATTTTGCGGCTTTGAATGCCATTGTCTTAAATTTTACTTTTTTTAATAAGGGCGGCGGCGATTAGCCGCCACCCTATTTTACCTATTGAAAAAACCCCAAAACGATTAACGTACAGGCGTTACGTTTTGTGCCAAGTGTCCTCTGCAAACAACAATAGCACGGCTATTGCTTTCTACGGCCTGCATTGCACTTTTCAATTGCACTTGCAAAACGTTTTGCTTAGAACCTACTAACACCCAACCGGGTTCAACTGGCGCGAATGCACTTTCAGTACCATCATTTTGATCTTTGTAATCAATGTTTGATGTAGTGTAATCGGCATCAGTTGTTTGCTGCTGCTGAGGTACGTAATAATGTCTGTAACAATCCCAAGCTGGTACAATCTGGCGATTATTTACAGTCAGCGACAACGTTGCGTTGTACCAGTTGTACAAGCTTGATGCCGTGTTTGCTGCTGAAAAAATACCGGTATTGGGATAAGTACACAATTGGAAATTCGTTGCGGTACTGGATCCGGGTACGGCAAAGAAGATCGCAATTTGGCTTACATAGAAGGCATCTTGTAATGCCAAGCGATTTTCGGTGTTAAATGCCGCCGCATTATTTGCGGTGGTATCATTTTGCAATACCGGGAATGTAAACAACGTATTTGATGTAGAGAGAGATACTTCCAAACGCAAATAGCTTTGTGAAAGTACGGCTTGACCAAGCGAAAAACCGGCACGCTGAATGCCTTCTTTTGCTTTTTCAAACGCTAAACGAGAACCAACGGCTGATGCCATAATTTAAGTTGTTCAGTTCGGATCGCCCTGTCCCCGGCTTTAAGTTAATAAATGTAGGTGTAAGCAGATGCCAGGTGTTTAATCCTCATCATCGTACATGTCGCCCGCGATAACGCTAATTTCATCACCGGCCATTACATCATCACTACCGGCGATAACGCTGATATTATCAGGAATTTCGCCAACAGACATTGGGAACTCCATAGTATCAACACCACCAAGGGCGGGGACCAGTTGTCCGATTAGTCCAGATCCACCGGCGGCGATCATACCGTTACCAATTGCTTTACCCATGTCCCCTTTCAGTAAACGAGGGAAAAACAGACCAGCCGCAAGTACAACCGCATTTTTAATACGATCATCTTGTAGTGGTAACATTTGTGCAACTTTTTTACCGATAACGGCACCGGCTACGATACCAAGTGTTGAACCAATTGCGGCTTTACCAACTGCACCCATCCGGCGGCTACTTCTACGGCGGCGGGTACTCTTTCTTTTTCTTGCCATTTTGTTTTATTTATTCTTAGTTAATACGTTCAATTTACCATAACAATTGATCGGCGAACCATCCCGGAGAATTTTTAATTTTTCGGTCTTTTTGGTGTCGCATCTTGTAAAGCTTTCTGCGTTTCTCTGCCACTTCTCTGCCGTACAATTTGCGATAAGATGGATAATCTAAATATCCTCTTGCGCCAACACTTGTTACATACTTTCCATTTTTATCAAATATATCTAATTTTTTACCTTTTCTTTTGCTTGACCTAACAATTATATTCAATCGCCGGGCCTTTGCTTTTGTATAAGGTAAAATTTTGTACATTATTCCGGAAAATTACCTAAGTCAAAT